GGTCAGCCCCTCCCGGCACAGTGTGCCAAATGACCTGGGTTTTCCCCATAGACTCACTTCCATTCTGCTCGAGGAAGTAGCACCCCCTTGGGTGTACTCTGCCTCGTCTGGATGATACTTATCCAGGTTGGTTAGGAGATGTAAAATCTCTCTAGCACCTTCTGAGGATGCCTCCGTTCCACCCTACTTTAGGCGTGGGTGGGGCGATCCTAGGTATTCTCATATTGTGTTAGCTCCGTGAGGACTAACGAGAAATAGAGGTACTAACCTTCCTGCTCTGGATATCCTCCATGATGGCGCAGGTGCTACGTGCCAGCAAAACCTGGACTCCTATCTCCCACTCTTCCCGAGAAAGTGGTTCGTCGGGTCCGTTGCTGCCGAAGCGTTAATTTCTCGAGAATCTCGATATAGGAATTAGCCTTCTTCCATAGTAATATGGACAGTAGCAGATTCAGGGGACCATAATTTCGCTAGGAGCGAGACTGGAGAACCCTTACACCCCTTTGGGTTAAGAAACTTGTTTCTTCCCCCATGGTGTTCTGCGGGCTCTATCTATAACTACGACGGACTAGTCCGAGTTCTTCCTTGTCCGGTTGAACTGCCGTATCCCTGTTACGGTTCAGCAAACTATGTGGACATAAATAATCCTACATTATGCGAATTACTCCATTATTGTTTCAACAATTGGATCATCCGCTTTATTCTCAGATTATTGAGTCTAAAGCTCGGGGTCGTTTCGTCGTAGTCGATCCAATGGACCCTGATGGTCTGTTGTATCTGACGCGTCGGGAATACTTCGAGTTATTGAAGGTTCAATCCTCGGTGCAGGATCCTCTAGATATTCTTGCCCGACCGGAAGATACCATCAGTAGCGGTAAGACCGGTGAAGATACTCCACCGGCAGCCCCTTCGGGAGGCTCCACCTCTTCTTTCTCAACTAGCGTAGTTGGTCCAGTAGGTCCATCGAAACGCGAGTATCATACTTCTGCCCTCAAGGGCTCTCGGCTTAATCCCCTGTATAGTTATACAACTTTACTGGACCCCGCAGACTTCATGGTATCCGAAGATACAAGTCAGGGAGCCACGGGGCGTAAGCTCCGAGGCCTTATCGAAAGCTGGGGTAATACCCTAGCTCTTCGATTGGGCTACAAGCCTTCCGACTTGTTTAATGCACGGGACCTAAATCTCGTGGGCCTGTATTTTGAGAAAATCTGGCGCCATGAGGGACCCAAAGGGGCGGTTAATCGGATGAAGATTACAGTTTACTGTATCAATTCCTATTTAGCCGGTTCTCCCCTTCGGAAAACTCATCATCTTGGCGCTGATCTTTCTCTAATTCATGGCCTTCCAGCCCTATTGCCACTGGCAGTACGTCGGAAGATTCGGGCTCGGGATGTCCGGGCTATTCGCCTTTGGGTGTCAGTTTTAAGCTTATACAAAGGTATCGGTGGATATTCCACTGTACCTAAGTATGATACTATCACTGCACCACCTCAAGACCTCGATATAGCTCCTTATAAGGAGTTTACATCTAAGTTCTGGGGTTGGCTGTCGCCTCGTCCTTTTGAGCCAGATCCGGAAGAGATCGATTTACTGAATCTACGGACCGCTGGTCCCAATTCATCTATTTCGATGCTTTCGGCTCCGTTCGACGCATATGCCTGGTCGCTACAACGGGTAAACCATCTCCTCTTGTTCGCTGAGGAGCTTGGCTTGGAGCTAATCACTGAGGCGTTTAATCGTTCTCTCCAGTCATTTCTGGATCAGAAAGAGGCGCGCCTTGTGCTTCGTTCCAATTTATCTCCCCGTGCTCGTAAATCGGTTACTCAGACCCCCATTTTGGGTCGTCTATCTCTGAAATACGAGCCGGCTGGTAAGATCCGGGTCTTCGCGATCGTTGACATCTTCACTCAGTCTGTATTGAAACCATTACATGACTGGATGTTTGATTGTCTTCGACCCCTCGGTCCGGATGCCACGTTCAATCAGGAGACGAGAGTCTCAGAGTTTGCTCGGACCCACGCAAAATCTTCCATTTTCTCCTTCGATCTATCATCTGCCACGGATTTAATCCCGTTTAAGATGACAGTGGAGATCATGAGAGATCAGCTAGGTCCGGTTGCAGATCTGTGGGCGAACCTTCTTGTAGATCGTGATTTTGAACTCCCAGAGGGAGGTCGAATCCGATACACAAGAGGCCAGCCTATAGGGGCGCTTTCCTCATGGTCGTCACTTGCTATTACTCACCATTGGTTAGTACAGCAGGCGGCTATCCGTGTTGGAGTGTTCCCCTTCTCTGAGTACCTCGTCTTAGG